GCGGTGGTCCCCTTCTCCAGCAGCGGGAGCATCTTCGACACTGCGTGCGCGGGAACGCCGGGGATCATCCGCGCTGTCCGCGCGGCCGGAGCCGGGACGGAAGGGGCTTCCGGGGGAGGGGTCGCGCCGGCCGGCCGGGCGTGCCACCGCTGGTTACCGCCAGGTAGCAGGCCGACAGCGCGGGCGAGGCGGCCCCGCAGGCTGTCCGGGTCATCGGACGCGGGTAGTCGACCGCTGTCGTCAACGTCCTGCTGAGGCTCGGGCTGCCCGTAGCCGTCCAGGTCGAGCCCTGGCCCCGGGAGAGCAGGCCGGCCCGCCGGGTCGCGCTGCCAGATGATGTTCCGCTGCTGCTCGCCGATCGTCCCGATGTTGAACGCCCGGCCCCGGGCCACGACCCGCTTGGCCATCGGCTTCCAGTGCTGGAAGTAGCCAGGCTCGCCCTTGGAGTACTCGCTGATGTCCGGCATGTCATGCTCGGCGCCGGTCGCGTGGCGGGACTCCGACGCGCGGGTCATGTTGCCGATCAGGACGTCGGTCAGGTTCGCCCGGACCCCGCCGCCGCCGGTCCACTGCTGCACCGCCCGCTGGCTGGCCAGGACCAGGATAACGGCGGCCGAACGCCGCTTGCTGGCCAGGAACTCGATCCCGGACTGCGCGCCGGGGACCTTCAGGGCCTCGTCGACCTCGTCCACCAGGATCACCACGGCCGGGTCTGCCGGCGTCGGCTGGAACACCGAGTCCCCGGTGATCACGTGGGTGGCAGACCGGGCGGTGATCAGCTCCTGCGCGTACTGCAGGACCGCGAGGATCTTGTCGCACGTCCCGGCCGGCTCGTCGGCCAGGACCGACCCGGCCGCAGTCCCGGCAGCCAGGTCAGCCCACGCCAGCTCATCGCCGACCTTCGCGCCGTTGACCTGAAGCATCACCGCGTCGTCCATCGCGGTGATCCGCTCGCGGAAATTATCGAGCACGGTAGTTTTCCCCATGCCGCCCGCCGCATACACGCCGATGACCTTCCCGCCGTTCTCATCCCACAGCGAGATACTGGCGACCTCGCCTGTCTCCGGGACGACCAGCAGCGGCACCGGGTCGCGGACCGAGGCCACGGCGGGGAAGTAATCAGCGAACTGAGAGCCGGGATCGATCATCGGATGCCGGACCGGCCCCTCGATCGACGGGTCCTCATAGCGGATGTCGACCAGCAGCCATCCAGGTTTCGGGGTGGTGATGTCGATGTTGCCGTAGTCCATGCCGAGATGGTGCAGCAGGTTCTCCGCTACCCCCTCCGGGTGGGCGGCGATCTGGGATGCCCGGCCGCTGCGGCTCCCCGGGGAGCTGGTCAGCAGCAGCTGCTCGCCGAGCAATGTCGGGATGACGTTCACGAGGTCGAAGCCGCCCAGGCCGATCAGGTGGGCGATCAGGTGCCACCAGGTTTTCCGGCGCACCAGGGCGGCGGCAGCCTCCCGCTGGTCCCGCGCGTCCTGCACGGCCGGATGGCGCCGCAGCCACCGGTAGCCGAAGTAAGCCCCGGCCACGTAGACGACGGTCGGCCAGAAGCCGGGCGGGGCGAGCGGGCCCCAGCGGGCGGCGGCGGTGATCCACCCGCCCGCGGCCGCGGCGACGCCGGCCGCCTCACTGGGCAGGAATCGCTGCCGGGCGGGCCGGCCGGCGGCCAGCGCCCGGTCATACCTCCAGGTGTGCCACGCCCACACCAGCCATGTCAGGACGGTGACGGCAGCCGCGGCCAGCACGGTGTCCAGGAGCCGGACGCGGGCCAGGTACATCAGCCACGCGGCCGGCCACGTCACCAGGATCCCGGTGAGCGGCATCCGCTCGGCCGGCGCAGCCATATGCCAGGCGCGGAAACGCCGCCACGCCGACTCGGGCACCATCGGCCCGGCCGTGTCCTGCAGGTCCTCAGGATGGCCTGGGACCGGGGACGGCCGGGTGAAAGTGTCCGGGTCGGCGGACGGCATCGCTGGTTTCCTCTTCCTGGTTTCAGTAGAAGGCGTACAGGGATTCGGTCTCGGCCAGGAATTCCCCTGCCGAAACTTCGGGCTCGGCGGCGAACACGGCCAGCTGACCGGCTGCGTGCGGCAGCTTGCGGGTCACCTGCGGGGTGTTGGCGTACTGCTGTTCCATGGCCCGGACCCGGTTCCGCAGATCCTCGCGGTCAGCCGCGCGCCCGGCCCATTCCAGCAGGGGTCCGGCGGTCGCCTTGACGCCCCCGGCCGACCCCCGGTCGGCATACGGGGTCAGGGCGCTGGCGATGCGCAGGATGGCTGCCCGAGCCTGCGAATCTACGATGACCGGAGGGGCTGGCTGCTGTGCCCGCTCCCGGATTTCGCTGAACGTTGTAGCGGTCTTCATGGCGGTTCCTTATCTCCTGGTTAACCGGGGCTGCCCTGATGCCACCTGCCGTCGTGCGCCAGCTGGCCGCCGCTGTCGACAAAGGCGTCGGGGAGCTCGAAGTAGGCGCAGAACGCCCCGACCGCGCCGGCCATCGTCTGAGCGCAGGTCACCCCGGCCTCTGCGACGTCCTGCAGCATGGAGATAGCTGCCGCGTCGACACCCTTGCCGCGGTTGGTCTCGTGCTGCTCGACAACCGACTCCGCCCAGGCGGCCAGGCCCAGAACCTGCGCGGTCATCCACTGGGCGAGCTCGATGTTGCTGTCAGCCTCGAAATCGCTGGTCCCGGCGACGACAGCCGACCATTCCGCGGGCACCGCCACCATCCCGGCCGCCGCGGCGATGCGCCGGGCCCGGATGGCGGGCTGCTGGACAGTTCCGTTCGCTGGCGGCCTGGTGCCGTTTCCTCCGGTGTTCCTTGATGGCATGGCGCTTGCTCCGTTCGGGCTGGGCTGGATGGGTGGTGCGGGCTCGAGGTCTGAGTCCTCGCCTGTGCGCAGTTCCTGCCAGCGGCGGCCCAGCCAGCTGGCTGGCCGGCTGGTCAGGCTGCGGGTGTCGCGGGCGAGATAGCCGAAGCCCGCACCTGCGTGGCCGAGCACGCCTCTTGCTGCCGCCAGCCTCCAGCCGGGCGGCACGCCCTCTTCATCGCCAGCCGCCAGGGCTTCCGTCACGGCGAGTCCCGCCGCGGCGAGAAGGGCCAGGAGCGCCAGCACCGCAGCAGCGGCGGGACTGAGGGCACCGACGGCGGCCAGCAGGACCACGGCGGCGCAGGCATACAGCCCGGCGGCGATCCACGGGCCGCACCACTTGTCGCGGATGCCGTGCCAGGCCGAGGACAGGCAGGCGGCTAGCAGGCCGAGAGCGGCCAGCCAGCCGATGGTGGTGAGGATCATTGAGTTCTTGCCTTCCTTAGCAGTTAGCCGTCAGGGTGCCGTCGTAGTGGCTGGCCGCCCACGGGCTGGCCATGATCGCGTCACAGACGGCCTGGGCGGAGTTGCCGGCCCGCAGGGCGGACAGGATCGCGCCGTAGTAGCCGTCGTTGAGGGTCTGGACCGTGTACCGCAGGCCGTCCGCGGCGTCGGGGAATGCCCAGGCACCGGTGGCGTTGCTGCCGGGCCATCCGGCACCGGGGCCGGGGTTGACGTTCAAGGGATTAAAGCTCGCCTGGTTCCCGAACCCGCCGCCTTCCCTGGCCTCCCACTCGGTGACCGCGCTGAAGTCGCAAGACGTCCGCGGGTCGCCTTCCGCGGCGAGCAGGGCACTGGCCCAGCCGGCCGGGGTGTTCAGGTTGCTCCCGGCCGGGACGATCACGGCGGTGACAGCGGCGGTGCTCCCGTGACCGCCGCTGGTGCCGTGATGCGCCACCTTCGCGCCCGACCCGGCCGCCAGCACGACGAAGGCAGCAACGGCGATAAGCGGGCCCTTGTCGTTCTTGCCGTAGCGGCGGCGCAGGCGGTAGTTGTACCGGCGGTAGGCGGCCATCAGCGCTGCCCCCACCCTCGCTCGCAGGTCCAGCAGCAGAAGTAGCGCCGGTAACGGCGGGCATTGTGACCCCGCCGGCGGCAGCCCCAGTAGCGGAACATCACCGCAGCCCGAGCATCCTGAGCAGGCCCCAGAAGGCAAGCAGCAAGGCGAGGACGATGACCGCCCAGGCGACCACGTTCGCGGTGTGGGCAGACATGTGGCCGGCAGCGAGGACGAAGTCGGGGTTCACGACCGGGCCTCTCTCGTCATGCGCAGGGTGACGATGCAGACCACGGACAGCACGCCGCAGATGACGACCGCAGCAAGGCTTAGGTGGTACAGGTGATCCCAGGGAAGGCCGGCAGTGGCGACGGCGAAGGCCCAGGCGGCGACAACGGCCAGGAGCATGCGGGACAACCTGGACCAGGACCGGAAGTACGCGGTTAGCAGGAGGGCCACGATTGTCACGGTTACCGCCAGGACCGCTATGCGCCACGGTGCCCACCAGGACGGCGAGGCCAGTGCGGACGTCCACTCGTAGCAGGTGCCGGGATGCATGGCCGGGCTGAACGCTCCCGGAGGGGCCGGGGCGGGCAGACAGGTTTCCGCCGGAGCCGGCCCGGGGCACACTGCCGGGTTCGCACCGGGCGGGCAGCCGCGGGCGAGGATGCTGATCATGGGCGCGCTTACCTCCGCCGGGCCGGGGCGGGGCGGCCGTACCGCGGGCCGGCTGACTCCGGCTTGGCCGGCCGCACTGCCAGGACGAGGCACACGATGACGAACAGCGCCAGGACGATGAGGGCGCCAAGGGCGGCGTAGTGCACGTCCTTGTGGTGGGTCATCCACCTGACCTCCGCCGGCCGGGATGCCAGCCATCCGAGGACGAGGAAAGCGACCGTGCCTAGGAATGCGTGAAACAGGTTCTTGATCATGCTGCCGCCTTCTGGGGCCTGGTGGTGGTGGATTGAGCCGCGGACTTCGCGGCCTGCCGGTCGTATTTCGCTTCCTGCCACCGGGCTCTTTCGCCGGCGTTCGTGCACGCGCGGCACCGCTTCCACTCGCCGTTCGGCCCGGCCGGGATGGTGTTCTCCGCGTCCATGACGTGCAGCCTCTTCCTGCACAGGCCGGGGCCATCCGGGGTCGCGGGCCTCATGCCGTGCCGCTCCTGCTCGGGCAGGCCGCCCCACGTACCCCAGCGCTCAGGGGATGACAGGGCGAACTGGAGGCACTGAGCGGACACGGGGCAGCCGGCGCAGATGGCCCTGGCCTCGCGCGTGGCGGCCACTCCGGTGCCGTCGTCCGCGGGGAAGAACAGCCCGGGGTCCTCGTCGCGGCAGGCTGCGCGGTCGCGCCAGTCCTGGTGGCGGACGCCGGAGCGCTGGGTGAACTCGTGCTCCCGCAGGTAGGGGGCGACGGTGTAGGGGCTGGTGCTCATGACGGGCCCCCCGTGGGCACTGGCTCCGGCGCGCGCTCCGGGGAGTGCAGCACCTGCAGCGGTCCCCGGTCAGGCTCCGGGTAGCCGAGCATTGTCACGTACTCCGTGGTGGCGCTCATGCCGGAACCCCGTTCACTGCGTCGCCGACAGCGCCCAGGACGAGGTTCAGGGCGTCGGCCAGCGGTCCGGGCGGGAAGGCATCGGGGGCGCGGAACGTGGCCTCCAGGTACGCCTGCTCGGCTATGCCGGGCTCCTCCTCGGCGGCAGTGATCGCGGTCGCCGTGCAGCTGAGCACGTCGTACAGGGCCCACGGGTCCATCAGCGGGACGCTTGCTGGACCGCCGCGACCCCGGCAGCCGTCAGCTCCCGCTCGATCCGGGCGTGGATCCCGGCCACGTGCTCGCGGCCGGACAGCTCCGCCTCGTAGTCCCCGGGGGTCATCGCAGCGGCCAGGTCGTGCACGCCGATCGCCGCCATCGAGCCGGCGGCGATGCCAACCCGCAGGAGGCACGCACCGTACTGGGAGACGTCGGATGCCGGATCCGGGATGGGGGCGGGAAACTGGAGTATCGTGGCCATCGGTTGCTTTCCTTTCGCCTCCGTCTCTGTGGACGGGGGCTTGGCTTGAGGCGCCGTCGGTGTGGCCACCGGCGGCGCTTTTGCGTGCGAGGGATGCGGCGGTCATGATGCGACCGCCGAGGCGGCCGGCGCCGGGGTCGCGCCCTGTGTCATCCAGCCGGCGGCGAAGTCCTCGATGTCGAACTGAGGGCTTCCAAGGCCGGCCTCGACAGCGCGGACGAACCCGCTGGAGACGAGCCACTTGCGCCCGCTCCTGCCGCCCGGCCACTGACCGCTCTTGAGCCGCCGAAGCACCGTGATCCTGGACAGGCCGATTGCTTCCGAGGCATCCGCGACGGATACGCCGGCGGCGCATCTGCTGCTGTCCGTAGGACCCTTGCCGCTCAAGAGGACTCCTGCCGATCTGGGGTGGTCAACTTCATCTCTTACCGCTATTGTTGTTCAGGAGGGGCTGAACGTCAAGTCCCCCCTGAACAGAATCTTGTTCGGCCGCCCCTGCACAGAAATCGTGCAGCCCTTTACGCTGAAGGTGTGGATAGTGATGACGAAGACGTGACAGCGCTGCTAGAGGCGCTGCGGAAAGGGCTAGACGGCATCCGGTCCCGCGAGGACACCCCGGCCAAATTCAAGGCGGCAAGCCAGTTCGCCGAAGGGCTGCGGGAGTTCGCTGACGAGGTGGCCGCCCTGCGCCGCGACGTAGTGATCGCGATCCGCGAGAACGAGAAGCTGAAGCTCCGGCCGCTAGCCGGACGTGTCGGCATCAGCACGACCCGGCTTCACCAGCTCATCAAGGCTGGAGAGAAGGACCAGAAGGGAGATTTGCCCGATGGAGCCCATGAACATCACGGTTGAGGTCTGGCCGGTAGCCGCAGACGAGGCGGGCATCTGGCTCGTCAGCGGTAACGACGCGTTGCGCTGGGGTCCGGTGCCATCAGACGGCGACGTGCATTACGAGGCGGAATCCCTGCTCGCAGAGCAGGGCATCAGCCCGGCCGCCGACGTGGCCGCCATCCACTCGACATCATGGCGGCCCGACGGCCCGACGATCGTCCTGACCTACATGGCCGTGATTAAGGTGACGGGGTTCGCGATGGAGAGGTGGCCGGACGCCGCCCCGGTCACCGCAGACCTGGCCGAGGCGGTCGGCAAGCCGCCAACGCACGCCGCCAACGAGGCGCCCGTGCCGCGCTACATCGACGTGCTCTGGCATGGCCTGCGGCATCTGGCCTATCTCAGGGACCACGACGAGGAAGCGGACGCGGCGATGGGTGAACTCTGGCAGCACCACCTCGAACCGCTCCGGCCCGCGCTGGCCGGCTTGTACTCCGAGAGGCACGTGGCATGACGATGCGCGGGGAGTAGCCCCGGAAACAGCAAGAGCCAGCGCGTGGGGCGCTGGCTCAAGCCGATTCATCAGCGCGACCGCTGACGCATCACCAGTGCCCATCGTAAGGCACGCGTCATCCCGGTCCGCGCGAGCATGCGAGGACGGAGGTTCTGGTTGGCGTGCGACCTGGCGGCTGATGCATGCCGGCGAGAGCACATCGCCCGGTATCTCGGCAGTCCCGAACCGGACGGCACCGACTACGAGGCGCACTGCCCTGCCTGCAGTCACGGCGGATTCCGCGTGTCGGCCGCCCGCGTCCGCGCCTACCGGAATGTGTGGACCTGTGCCTGCAAGCTCTGCCGCTGCACTCCCGGCGACATCCGCGCCGCGCTGCTCGTGCGAGACATCCCCGCGGCCTGCCTTGGCATCTACGACGGGCCCGTCCGCAAGGACATCGACCCCGAGGCGGCCAGGACCATGAGCCGGGCCATCGGGGATATTCTCGCCGTCCCGCACTTGCGCCCGGCCGACATGCGCCTGATGCTGGCCGAGGCCCAAGGCCGCAAGGTGCCCGGCGAGTTCGGCCCGTGCGTCAAGTTCGCGGTGAGTCTCGGCATCGGAAAGACCCAGGCCAAGGAAGCGGCGGGAAGGTGGTGTCGTCCTTCGGACGGTCACCCCCAAACGGGGGGAGGGGTCGTTGACACAGAGTCGTAGCACAGATGCGACCGCGGTTGTCAAATGCCGCAGGTGGAGCGAATGCGATTGGCCGGAAACCGGCCAAGGCGAGGTCGGAAACCGGCCTTCGGACAAAACGGATACTCGCAGGTCAGGGGCCTTGGTGCCCGAAATGTCTGAAAGCCGGAAACCGGCTTTCAGACATAAGTTGACAATTGGAACAGGAAACCCATCCCGCCACAGCCCGGTAACAGCACCGCATCGGATTCACCCCCTCCGTACACCTTCACCCCCTTTGCCGCGTCTTGTGAACGTGAGCGCGGCCACCCGGGCCGCGCAAGGGAGGGACGCATCAATGCGCAGGACATCCGCTTTAATCGCGGTCGCCATCGCCGCCGCAGCGATCACCGGCTGTGCCGGCGCAGGAACCGGGACCGCCGTCGCCGGGCCGCCCGCGGGCACCGCCGCGGCACCGAGCCCGTCCGCTACCGCCATGTGCACGACTCACGCCTGCATCGTCCACGACGCCCAGGCGAACCTGGTAGGCCTGGTAGCACAGGACAACTCGGTGTCGACCAGGGCGGTATGCAAGGCGTCCACGGTCAGGCACAACGCGGGGAACACCTGGACCGTTCAGTGCATCGTGACCTACTCGGACGGGAGCACGGCGGCGGGGTACGCCAACATCCTGCCGGCCTCTAACAAGATCACCTTCGAGCCGGCCAGCTGATGCCTGACATGTTCCCCGCGGTGCGCCAGCACCTGGGGCGCATTCTTAGCTCCTGACCAGGAAGCAAGCAGACGGCCCGTCCGGGGCGAGTACGGACGGGCCGTCTTGCTGTGCTGAGGCAGCACCGCGCGCCTTCCGCCTGACTCGCTCCTCGTTCGCATCTGGGATTATCTCCGGGATCACCGCCACGCCCGTAGGGAACATGCGGGAATTTAAGGGCACATCCGGTAAAGTGGAGGAAAACTGGACTCGTAACGGAGACAGGATTTCCGCCGTGGGCAAGCGCAAGATCACTTTCCAGGTTGAGCAGGACATCTACGAGCAGGTGCGTCAAGCGGCCGAAGCCGAGCAGCGCAGCCTGGGCAACTGGCTGGCTGTCATCGTCGGGCGCGTGGTGCAGGGCGAGACGTCCGAGCGGCAGGAGTCGTGACGGCCGACCTGGCCCTCGCCGCCGACCCCGGATTCCTGGAGCGGTCGGCTGACCCCGCCGAGTTCGTCATCCAGGCGTGCGAGCGGGCCAAGGTGTGGCTCCAGGAAGTTCTCGACCACGGCGACATCGGCCAGATCATCGAGGTCAAGTCTCAGGCCGAGGCGATCCGGGTCTACACGATGCAGAAGAACCTCGGGAAGGACGCCGGGCTGTCGGCGCAGGAGATCGTGCGCCGGGCTGAGCGCGGCATCGGCGCGGCGATCCGCCGCGGACAGGAAGACGGCACCATCCGCAAGTCCGGACAGTTCTGCGGGAACGGACTAGTTGATAACGCGTCCTGCCCTCAGCCGGTTACCGACTTCGCCACCCACACCGAGCTGACTGGCAACAGCCAGCAGCCCGGCTTCTACGACCTGACCGACGGCGTACCTGATGAGCAGTTCGAGGAGGCCATCGGAGAGGCCAGGGCCGAGGGGAACCTGTCCCGGGCAAGCGTGGCCCGCAAGGTTCGCGCCAGGAAGCCGCGCCCGGAGGAGTGGGTACCCGACCCCGGCGACAATCACGGTGACGCACCGGTCCAGCGCCGCAAGCTAATCCGCACCTGGGCCGGCCAGGACTACTCGTCCCGGCAGATTGCACAGCGTCTCAGTATGCGCGATGACGCGGTGCGCCGCATCGCCCGCGAAATGGGCGTCGAGATCCCCGCCGACCAGTTCGTCGTCGGCACCCGCCGCCACGACTCCAACCGGATTGTCAGGGAGACCGTCCACGCCCTCGAAGGCCTGGCCATGGGAGTCGGGCTCGTTGATCCCGGCGACCTCGACCCGGCCCAGGCAGGGGACTGGGCGGACTCCCTCACGGAATCCATCAAGGTGCTTAGCCGACTGACCAAGACCATGAGAAAGGCCGTCCAGTGACAACCGACACTACCCCGAAGCGAGTCCAGCGCGACGCTGTCCTCGAGTGGGTGCCCATCGAGCTGATGCAGGTCTCCCCGCTCGCCCAGCGGGACCTCAACCAGGCCCGCGTCGACCGGCTCGCCGCCGACTTCGACCTGGAGCAGCTCGGCACGCCCACCGTCAATTTCCGCGACGGCCACTGGTTCGTCATCGACGGCCAGCACCGCGTCGGCGCCCTCGTCCAGATCGGCTACGGCGACCAGCTGGTCCAGTGCTGGGCATACCGGGGCCTGACCGACACCGAAGAGGCGGAGAAGTTCCTCAAGCTCAACGACATCCTCACCGTCAACGCGTTCGCCAAGTTCAAGGTGTCGGTCCAGGCCGGGCGCGAGGAGGAATGCGCGATCGACAAGGTCGTCCGCTCGGCCGGGCTCCGGATCAGCCGGGACCGGAGCCAGGGCGCGATCTCCGCGGTGAACACGCTGCTGCGCGTCTACCGTCGCGGCGGCGGGGAAAGCCTCGCCCGTACCCTGTGCGTCGTCCGCGACGCCTACGGGGATGCCGGGCTGGAGGCCAGCGTCATTGACGGGATCGGGCTGCTGTGCCACCGGTACGGCAGCGACCTGACCGACGAGCGGGCTGTGGCCGTTCTGTCGAAGGCGTTCGGCGGGGTCCATGGTCTCCTGAACAAGGCGGAGTTCCTGCGCAAGCAGACGGGGAACCAGAAGGCGCACTGTGTCGCCGCCGCGGCTGTGGAACTGATCAACTCCGGACGAGGCGGAAAGAAGCTGTCATCCTGGTGGCGCGCGGACGGCGACGGGCAGCTGAGGCTCGCCGAAGAGGCGTCGTGATACTGACCGGCGAGCAGGCCAGGGAACTCGTCTATGACGAGGCCGACCCTGCACTAGGCCTGGAAGTCGAGACCAGGGTACAGACAGGCACCCGCCGCTGGGTGAGCACGCACCGGCTCATCGTGAAGGACAGGGACGGCAGGCTCTGGTCGACGTCATACGAGAAGGGCCTGACCGAATACCAGGACACCCGGCCGTTCGAGGACCCATCGGGGGCCGGAGGGCCTATGGACGCGGTCACCTTTACCCAGGTCGAGAAGGTGCCCGTGACCAGCTACGAGTACCGGCCGGTGACGACGTGAGTCCGTTCATCGCCGCGTTCTGGCTGGCCGTCATCGTCGCCGTGCTCGTCTGCGCCTCAGCCGCCTGGATCGTCGCCCACCGGAAGGAATGGATGTAATGACCCTCGTCAACCTGACCCCGCACCCGGTCGCCATCTACGGGAACAACCCCGTGGAGGACGGCCCGAAGGAGGTCATCCCCCCATCTGGCACCGTCACGCGCCTCGCCACCATCGACCTCGGGACGCAGGTCTCGAACACCGCGGTGTTCGAGCTGGTCGAGTACGGCCACGCTCACGACCTGCCGCAGCCGACCGACGGCACCGACTACATCGTCTCCCTCGTCGTCGCGCTGGCCGTCCACCGTGATGACCTGCTCGCGCCGTACGTTGAGGTCCGCAACGACGAGGGGACCATGATCGGATGCCGGTACCTGCAGAAGGTCGTCTAGCTGATCAGGCGGGGCGCGGGGATCTGGGGAGCTGAGCATGGCCGCCGCGAGCACGCACGGGCAGGTGAAGCCGCGGCCAGCGCCTGCGATTCGTGGTGCTGGCCGAGCACTTCCCGCACGGGCAGGGATCGCGCAGGAGGACCGCGAGGACGGCGGGGTCATCGATCCAGGGCCGTTGCACCGGGGCATCCCCCCTTCCGCTGTTAACACGGTAACCCGCAGCCGACGGATACACCACCACGCGTCACGATTGTTTACACTCGCGGCATGGATGACGACTTGAGCAACTGGCGGAAGTCCAGCTTCAGCGCCTACAGCGGCAGCTGCATCGAGGTGGCCGCGAGCAGGGACCGTGCGTTCTGGGTCAAGAGCAGCCTGAGCTTCAGCAACGGGCAGTGCGCCGAGGTAGCGGCGTGGCAGGAAGGCAGCGGCCCGGTCGTGGTCGGGGTCCGTGACACGAAAGACCGCGAAGGCGGCCCGGTGCTGACGTTCCCGGCCGGGGCGTGGGCGGCGTTCACGGCGGGGGTGAAGCGCGAGCCCGTGGCACACTAGCGGGAACACTGCCGCCAGCAAGGAAGGGACCTGCCGTGACCGACCCCGGATACCGCCACATTGTCCTGGTGATCGACCGCTCAGGATCGATGGAGCCCGTCAGGCGCGACACCGAGGGCGGGGTGAAGGCATTCATCGGAGAGCAGCGCAAGGTTCCCGGGCGCACGACCATCTCTCTGTACCAGTTCGACACCGAGCACGATGAGGTGACCTCGTTCTCCGATGTCCGGGATGACCTGGCGTGGCGGCTTGTCCCGCGCGGCGGTACGGCGCTCCTGGATGCGGTCGGCTTCGCGGTGACGAAGACCGGCGAGCGGCTGGCGACGATGGGCGAAGATGCCCGGCCCGGTGAGGTCATCGTGCTCATCGCCACCGACGGGGAGGAGAACTCCTCGCACGAGTACACGCTGCCGCAGGTCAAGGCGATGCTCACGACCCAGCAGGACGCCTACGGGTGGAAGTTCGTGTTCATCGGCGCCAATCAGGACGCGTTCGCAGCGGGCGGGGCGATGGGCGTGCCTGTGGCGTCAAGCGCGAACTACGACACGGCGACGACAGTCGGGGCTTTCGCGTCGGCGTCGTCCATGGTCACGCGGGGCGCTTCGAGCGGCAACTACGGATTCACCCCGGAAGAGCGGGCGGCAGCGACGGCGAAGCCCCGGCGCGGAGCGGCACACTAGCGGGCATGACCGAAGCCGGGCCGAACCTCCTGTCGCTGCCATGGCGCACGGGCAGGCATCTCGGCCGCACCGTCTACGCCATGACCGGCCCACGGGCGTCCGATGACGACCAGGTGCTCGGGATGATGGACAGCCGCGAGCTGGCGGAAGAGGCGTGCGAGGCGCACAACTACCTGCTGGCGATGAGGACATCTCCGTTCACTCGGCCGATGCACCCGGCGACCTGATGACCACTTACCTCGCTGAGAGCCTCAGCGACTGCTGCGGCTCTCTCGTCATCGTGGAGGGCCGCACGACGCTGTATCACAAGTGCACCGCCTGCGGGAAGGCGTGCGACCTGGCTGCGCCGCCGCTGCCCCGGTGCAGGGATCTCCCTGCCCGCGCTTGACAATCGGGCTCCATTGCGGCATTATGAAGGTGTCAGCAAGGAACAGCCGAAGGAGCAGGAAATGGCACTCACCAGGAACGACATCACCGCAGGCGAGACCTACGTCATCAGCTTCCCGCGCGGCATGCACAAGACCGACTTCACCAAGTGCCTCACCATGGCCCGCAGGAACGGCAGCTACGACGGCGCCGCCCGCACCTGGGAGATCACCCCGCAGGGCTCGCACGGCACCGCGGTCGTCGCCGAGATGGCCGACCGGGGCGCGATCGTCGAGTGCACCACTTCGTGACCCGCCAGCGCGACGAGGCCAGGGTCGCGGAGGCTAAGCGCCTCTACGGCCTCGGCCTCACCACGTACGCGATAGCCGGCCAGCTCGGCGCCGACCCGCGCACCGTTCAGCGCTGGCTAGGCCCGGACCTGCTGAACTCGCCCGGACCCCGGCCCCGGCCCGATGTCCGCAACAGCGCGATCCTGGACCTCAGGGACCGCGAGGGCCTGTCATTCGGGGAGATTGGCCGCCGCGTTCACATGTCCAAGACGGGGGCGCGGATGAGGTACTACGCGCTCACCGGACGGGAGAGGCCCGAGCGGGGCCGCGCGGTTAGCCTCCGCTGACCTGCCGGCCACACTCGCCTTACCTTCCGGCCAGTCTCTTTGTGAATCGCATCTTGCGAGGTAGCCTCGCGTTCATCCGAGGTTTGTCCCAGGTTTTGTCTGGAAGGGAAACCAGGAGATGGCAGCGAGGGGAAGCGCTGCGGGGGAAGGGACCGTGGCCGCACTTATGCGGCGGGAACGGTTCGAGCACATCCACCCGCACGTCCGGATAGCGCCCGGGGGCTGGCACGCGTACTGGCAGGCCATATTCGCTGAGGACGGCGGCGAGTCGGTCGTCACCCGGTTCGAGCTCGGGGACCTGCTCGACGTGCTGGAGGACCGGCTCGACCACCCGGGCTAGCCTTGAGGTTGCGCGGCGGCGATGCGGGGGCGTTCTCTCTCCCTGCGCCCCCTGGTGAGGTCCGCCGCCGCGCAGGGGGCCGCGCCGGCAGCTAGCCCCCGCTCCCTGCCGGCGTGGCCCCGCCATGGTGCCGCGCCGGGCACTGCTCCGTCGTGCCCGGTGCAGCACCTTCGTATTACAGGGGTCGCGCACGGGGATTTCCCCGGCAGCAGGGAGGGCCGTTCCTAGACCACGCGCATCAGGGGGTGCTGGCGGCCCGGGGCGTGACGACGGTGCCGCGGGGTCGCGGGGACGGCGTACAGCTGCTCGGTGATCTCCGCGAACATGGCTGCCGCCTCGAGCGCCCCGGCGAGACGGGTCAGGGCGATCGCGAGCTCGCCGAGCTCGCCGCGTTCCGCGAGGCCCCGCAGGACGATCTCCCTCGTCTCCGCCATCTCCGCGATGGCCCGGCAGACGAGGGCGCCGAGGCCCCGGTCCGGTACCGGCAGCTTCGCCGTCTCGCTCACGATGGGTTACCCTCCCCAGGGCCCGCTTCCGGACCCCCCTGCCTCATAGCCTCCAGGGCTATCCTCGCGCAGCCCGAAGCTCCCCAGCCTCAGGCGCGCCGTCGCCCATGACGCGCGGTGCCCGGGACATTACCCGCTTTTCCGGCACGCCGTCATGGACTGGCGGCATTTGTGCAATTGCGGGGCGAGGCCTGCGCATCTGCTGCGCATTAAGAGGCCTCCTCTGCGGTTAAGCCGGATGCTGTCTCGTCGCGAGGCTCGGCCTGGACCGCCGGGTCCAGGACGTGGATCACGGCGAGGGCCTGCGCGAGCTGCCACAGGGTGTAGCCCCTCGCGGCCAGCCCGTCCCAGCGGGCGGCGTCCATCGTGCTGTCGGGGAAGACCATGCTCCCGGTTAGCGGGGCACCCGGGCGGGCAGCCCCGGCGACGGCGATGCGGGCCTCGATCTCCCGGAACTGCGGCTCGACCTCCACCGCCAGCTGGGGGGACAGGCCGGGGAACAGGTCCCCGTTGCGGTGGAGGCCGGGAGCCGTCCGGCGGCCTTCGGGAGATGCCGGCGAAGGGGTGGCTTCTGCGAGGGCTGCCGCTGCCGGCTCGCGCCCGGCGGCGATGACCGCGAGCGCGTCCGGCTCCCATCGCAGCGCGACGGCAAGGGCAGCGCGGTTCTTCGCGATCGGCCACCGGGTGCCGGATTCGAGGTTGTAGACGGTCTTGATGTCCACGTACGCGTCATCGGCAAGTTCCTGCTGCGTCATGCCGAGTCGGCCGCGCCTGGCTGCCACAGCCCGGCCGACTCGCTGCACTTCATCGCTCTTAGCCACGTCCCCATGATGGGGAAACTCCAGGGAAACCGCAATGGGAACATTTAGAAACTTGTATACAAATGACATCCTTACGTGGCAGGCATTCCAGAAAAAGTTCCCCCTAGTTTCCGTTCCCAGGTTGACACAGTTTCCGGTTGTTCCCTAAGATTGCCGCATGACCAACGCGATAAACCCCGAGAACAAGCGGGTCGGCGCAACCATCAAGGCCCTCCGCCGGGCCGGCGGCATCCAGCAGGGTGAGCTCGCGATCGCGGCAGGCGTGTCCCGCCCCTATCTCGCGAACATCGAGGCGGGCCGCAAGTACGCCCCGGTGCCCCTGTGCCGCCAGATAGCCAGGCTCCTGCGCGTCTCGCCGGCCGCCATCACGATCGCGGACTGCGCGGAGACCGGGGAAGCGTCGGCGGAGGACGGCGAGGCGGACCCCGAAGACGAGCCGCTCCAGCGGGCCGGATAGCCCCGGGCGCCGGAAATGCAGCAACTCGCCGCTTAGGACGACGAGTTGGCACGGAGCACGTAAACGCAATCATAAAGGAGCACGTAATGCAGGGCAAGACACCCCATGAGATATACCTCGCCGGCACTGACGGCGGGATGCACGCCCGTCTCGCGCAGGCACTCACCGACGCGGCGAGCTACATCCGGACCCACCCGGACCTGCCCATCCCGGCGGACGTCCAGATTCACTACTGCGTTCCCGCAGCCACCGACCAGGCCGGCGAGGACGAGCTGAACCGCATCGCGGCGATGCTCGGCACTCCCGTCACCGGGGAATCGGTCAGCGAGACTCACCTGGACTTCGGCCCCGTCGCCTACTCCGCGACCTACATCACCCGTGACCACATGGGCGCCTACAACGCTCACATGGCCTCGTTCGACGCGAATCGGCGGGTGGCCGAAATCCGCTCTGCGGCCCGAGCCACGCACGCCGCGATCACCGGCCGGAGCGCCGCCTGATGCCCGCCACAAGAGAAATACCCCTATCCGGGAAGAAAGCCGCAGGCCGGGCGGCCCTGGTCGATGACGAGGACTACGAGCTAGTCAGCGTCCACAGATGGCATCTCTGGGACCAAAAGGGTCGCCACGCGCGCGCGCGCGGCCCATATGCGTACACCACCACTCGGCGCCCCGATGGCGGTAAGACCACGACCGCGATGCACAACCTGATCATGGGCCGTCGGCTGGTGGATCACGTCAATCATGACGGCCTAGACAACCGGCGCGAAAACCTTAGGCCCGCGACCATCGCGCAGAATAACCACAATCAGCGCCCCCGCGCCGCCGGTTCCTCGCGATTCAAGGGCGTGACTTGGCATCGGCGAGTCGGCAAGTGGCAAGCCACCATCAAGCTCAACGGACGCTGCGTATACCTCGGTGTCTTCGCAATCGAGGAAGAGGCCGCGCTCGCCTATGACGCCGCTGCACTCGAAGCGTACGGCGAGTACGCATACCTGAACGGAGTCGCAGCATGACCGGCCCGCAGAGCGTGCTCCCCGCCTTCCAGGACGACCAGGACCACCAGGACGACCCGTACGGCGAGCGGACCGGAGCCTGGATCAGGGGAGTCCAGCAGGACCATGCGAACATCGCCGCGGAGCTGGTGGCGGAGCAGGGCGGGAAGGCTCCCGCTCCCGGTCACGCCCGGCGCCGCGGGGCCCGGTCCTGGTTCCGGCGGTACCGCCCGGGACCCGTCGCTTCCGGCACCGCGGCCGGCCGGCTGCACGCCACCGCTCCCGCCGACGAGCCGACAGTCGGCCACGTCGCGCTGGAGCACCTGCAGCACGGGGCGGCGCACGACGGCCCTCCCGCCGATTACAGCGAGTCCTGGGGACCGTGGGACGAGCCCGGCGTAGGCGATGAGCTGGTGCCCGCGTACGTGCCCGACATTGCCGCTGACCTGGCCGACCTGCTCGTGTTCCGGCAGGCCATCGGCAGGCGCACCCGCTGCCATGCGGGCGCCACGGCGGACGGCCGGACATGGGGCGAGCAGATGGTCCTGGAAGGCACCCGCCTTCTCGCGCCGCCTGAGATCGCGGCGTTCACCTTCGGCACGGCACCCCGGGAACTGATCGCCGCCGAGCAGGCCGAGCGGGACGGCACCACGATCGGATGGGGCGGCGTGCAGGTTCGCACCCCGGACGGCATCTGTGATGCCCTGAACCGCGCCGATGAGGCGTACGACGCCCTGCATCCCGTCCCGGCGGCACCAGAGCAGGCCGGCGCAGAGGACGTGACGGCATGACCGCCGCGGCCGCCGAGCTCACCTACGACGAGGACCTGATCGCCAGGGCCACCGACGTCTTCAGCCGCGCCCGCGACCTGAGCCGGGAATGGCCCGGGGCCGACCGGGACCTCATCGAGGAGACCGTTCGGGACCTCGCGAAGGCGCTGAAGGTCTACCGGGACCTTCAGCGCGGCATCGTCCCGGCCTGGTTCGCGGGCATGAAAGCCGGCCCTGGCGGTCACTCCAGGGCACTCAAGCTCGAAGCGGAGAACGCAGACGAGATAGCGCAGGTCCTCGTGATCCTGCTTCCGGCAGCAGCAGAGGGGGGAACGCAGTCATGACCGAGACCGAGACGGCCACCGCGCCCGTGAAGGCCGGCACGCCGAACCTGAACAAGGCACTGTCCCTGCTTCAGGGTGAGCTGCCGCGGGTCACCAAGACCAAGACGGGCAAGGTCGAGGGCGAGAACAAGGCGGGGAAGTACTTCTCTTACGAGTACTCCTACGCCGACCTTGGCGATGTCGTCGCCGATGTCGGGCCGCTCCTGGCCAAGTACGGGCTCGCGTTCCACTGCGGGCCGACGATCAACCCGGCCGAGCGGCGAGAGATGATCCTCGTCTGGTCGCTGCTCCACGAGTCTGGCGAGGAGAAGACCGGAGAGTGGCCGCTCGGCCCTACGAGCCAGAAGCCGCAGTCGCTCGGCAGCGCGATCACCTACGGCCGCCGGTACTGCTTCACTGCCGCGACCAACATCGTCCTTGAAGATGACGACGACGGACAGCGCGCCCAGCAGGACCACGGCAGCCGCCAGTCGGCAGGCGACGTCTGGGATAACGCCGCACCAGCTCGTCCGGCGAACGGGAACGGGCAGCAGCGCGGCCAGGTTTCCCGTCCCGCGCAGCCGCCCAGGCCCGCCGCGGCCGAGACGGCACCCGAGGACATCGACAAGGACGCTCAGGCTTACGCCGACGAGGCTCACGGCGCGGTCACCCCGCACGACATCGAGGACATCCACCAGCGGGCACGCGTGGCCGGGAAGCTCGCCGCGCTCGTCCGGAACCCGGCAGGCGACGGGAACGGGAAGCCCGGCAAGCTCGCCGTCTACCTCGACTGGAAACGCAGGCAGATCAAGGAAGCCGACGATGCGCTGGCGGACCTGACCGCAGCAGCGGCCGAGCGGGATGTCTCCGACCTTGACGGTTACCTCAAGGCTGTCGTCGGCACCGGCATGGAGACGGCCACCCCGGCCCAGCTCCGCGCCGCCGCGAAGACCCTCCGCGAGAAGGCGCCGGCAGCGACATGAGCTGGATCGAGCAGGTGATCAAGCGGGTGCGCGACCACGACGCCGCGCGCCCGCGGTCCCTCCAGCGCGCGGTCGGCTGGTCCGAGGTCGGCGGGTGCCGGGCCGCGCTCGGCTTCCGGCTCGACGGGGCGTTCGCCACTGACGACACCGACTCGTGGGCGGCACAGACGGGAACGTCAATCCATGAGTACCTGGAAGACATCCTCGGGCCCGGCATCGACCCGATCGAGCTTTTCAAGGACGCGCTCGGCCCCGGCGTACGTACCGAAGTAGACACGACGTACCGGGGCATCCCTGGCCACGCCGACCTGGTAGGCCCCGACTTCCTCGTGGATTTCAAGACCACGAGCCTTGTCAACTCCAAGCTCTGGGCAGCCGACCACGACTTGCTGCGCCCCAAGCGCGTCCAGGTCCACGGCTACGCCGCCGGGCTGGTCGACGGGGGCGAGCTGCCGGAGGACTGCACGGTGCGCCTCCTGGTGATCCCGGTCGGCGGCAGCACGTTCGCCGACTGGTGGGCATACGAGGAGCCGTTCGACCGCTCGCTCGCTGACGAGGGGGCTGACCGGCTGGAGTGGGTGCGCGACCGGGTGGCCGCGGGTGACCCGCTGCCGAAGGACAAGCCGTACGCCTGGTGCGCCAGCTGGTGCAGCTTCTTCTCGCTCTGCCGCGAGACCAGCCAGCCCGAAGGTGAACTGATCTCCGACCCGGAGCTAGCCGCGGCGGTCGCCCGGTACGGCGAGATCAACGCCATGATCGGGCCGCTGGAGAAGGAGAAGAAGGGGCTCGCTCCGCTCGTCCGCGGCCTGCGTGGCATCGCCGGCGACTGGCGGGTGTCGACCGGCGAGGCTGGCGAGGACAAGCCGGTCCCCGACGAGACCGCCATCTTCGCTGACTATGAGGCCCGCGGCGAGAAGGTCCCGATGACCACCAGGCCCGGTAGCGCCGGCCGGCTGACCGTCACGAAGATCAAGGCACCCAGGGCGGCGGCATGAGCATCGAGGCCGAGCGCCCGGTGCGCAACCCGGTCGACGTGGAGGACCTGATCGAGGAGACCAAGGACCGCATCGGCGAGGCGGTCCTCATCGTGGACCAGGCCGAGACGGCAATGAAGGCCGCGCGCCGGGCCTACGACCATGAGTTCGCCCGCGCCATGCTCTCCGCAGACGGCCCCGAGTACATGCGGAAGGCCGAGGCCACGCAGGTGGCGATGACAGAAAAAGAGGCGGCCGACGAGGCTGAGGTTGCCTTCCATCACGCCCAGCGGGAAGCCGGCTCGCTGGAGAAGGAACTGTTCGCGTGGCAGTCGATCCTCAACAGCGTCCGCTCGATGTGGAACGCGACGGGGGGTCGTGCCTCGTGAACTCCTGGAACAGCACCCTGCCGCAGCGCACGAAGCCACTCGGCCGCAACAACACGGGACCGGCGAGGCCACCGTGGGCACGGACCGTCCCCGGCATCACCACGCTGGCGCGTATTACAGGGTCGCGTGAGCCGATTTCTCCGGCAGCGGAGAGCGGCGTATCGGCACGGAAGCCAATCCGCCCGGTCAGCAAGAAGCGGGCGGCGGAGAACCGGGAACGCCGGGCGATGGCGGACCGGCTCTGGCCTGACCGCCGCGAGGGGACCGTGATGTGCGGGTGCGGCCGGGACGAATGCCACCGGCTGGCCGATGACCTCCACGAGCCCCTCACGCGGGCCCGGGGCGGCTCCATTATCGACGAGGCCAACGCCATCCCGCTCGCACGCGTCTGTCACGACGAGATCACGCTCGGGCCCGAATGGGCGTACACCTCCGGCCTGCTCAAGCACTCCTGGAATGCGGACGGGGACGATGCCACATGAGCCCCCTGACGAGCCAGTACGCGGGCCCGGTCCTTGTCGTCGCCGCGCTTTTCCTGGGCCTCGCCTGCTACTACGCGGCAGAGTTCCGGGCGTGGCGCAGGGACCGCCGTCTTGACGCCCGTGTCCGCGAGGTGGTCAGGACCGCGACCCCGGAGGAACTGGCGCAGTGGCTTCCCCGTGAGACCGCCCCGGCACTGGCCAGCACAAGCATCGGGGCGAGCGCATGAGCATCTTCCGCCGGGCGCAGTCCCAGCGCCTGCCCGCGCCGGAACCGTCGCTTTTCTGGTCGCGCGGGGAGAGGCGCCTCACCCCTCCGGCTGAGGACATGCCGCCCCGGCCAGCTGGAAGGGTGAGGCGCCTGCCGCGCGACGACGACGGCATCCCTGACGCGGCCCGGGACACGATGAGCGGACCCGTCCGGCCCGAGTGGGATCCATGCGGCAGAGGGCCGCTCCGGAGCGGGGAGAGCGCGTGAGCACCGCAGAAGACCGGACCTGGAGCATGAGCGCCCTGTTCATCACCAGCCGCCGCGTCGAGCACGACAGGAGCGACCGGCTGCTATGCCCATAAGGAAAGAAAACGTCGGGCGCTACCCGGCCGACTGGCCGGTCATCACCGCCTGGATCAAGTTCTGCCGGGCGCTTGGGCGCTGTGAGTGCGAAGGCGAGTGCGGGCGCGGCACGCACGAAGGCCGCTGCCCGAACCGCCACGGCCAGCCCGCCTACGGCACCGGATCCAAGGTGGTGCTCACCACTGCCCACCGTGACCACCAGCCCGAGAACTGCGACCCGGTCAACCTATTCGCAGCCTGCCAAGGCTGCCACCTGCACTACGACCGTGATCACCACGCGCAGACCGCAGCGCGGACTCGCGCCGCCCTGGCCTCTGCCGGAATGGACCCCATGTTCGAGGTACCAGCATGATCATCCTCGCCATCGCGCTGTACGTCATCGCCGGATGGTTCGCCGTCGGGGGCGCAGGCATGGTCGTCTGGGCAGTAAACGCCCCCTCGCGGCGGCCGAGGGCCTACCTGGCGGCCCTGGCCGTGACGTGCGCCCTGATCGCCGCCGTCCAGATCCTGGCGGCCGGTGAGCTCCGGTGAGCCGCCTCTACACGAGCAAGGCCGTCGACGCGATGCTGAAGCGGCACGCGGTAGCCCTCGCCACCCAGCTCGCCACCCAGTACGCCGACGCCATCGAAACCCTGCTCCCGCCGCCCTGCAAGCACCGTGACGGCCGCGAGCCGGCGTCGTGCGTGAAGTGCGCCGAACGGCGGACTATCCAGGCGGCTGCCGCCATGGTCCGGGAGACAGGCGGGGTGCAGTGATGGCCGACTGCCCGTTCTGCGCCCGCATCGCCGCTGGCGAGTACGACGAGGAGATGAGCCTGCCCGGCGAGGTGGCCGTGTTCGAACCGCTGAACCCGGTCACGCGGGGCCATCTCCTGGTCGTCCCGTTCCGCCACGTGCGGGACGCTACCGCTGAGCCGCACGTCACCGGCTACGTGATGGAGCACGCCGGGCGGCTGCTGGCCAACCTCGGATACCAGGCCAACATCATCACCTCGGTCGGCTTGGACGCTTCGCAGAGCGTTTTCCATCTCCACGCTCACATCGTGCCGCGCCGGCCGGGTGACGGCTTGGCGCTCCCGTGGTGGAGCGGCCGGCAGAAGCGGGAGCCGAAGTCATGAACACGGCCTTCCTCGTCATCGCCGGCTGTGCTGGCGGCGGTGCCCTCATCTACGGCGAGGCCGGGCGGCGGCGTACCTCCCGTGTCCTGTGCGTCATCGCCGCCGTCTCTGCTGTGGCCTATGCCGCTACCGGAGGTCCGTGGTGACCTCAACCCAAGACCGCGCCGGCGAGAACCGCTCCCTCGCCCGCGTGTCCCGTGCCGCCGGTACCGACCCCGGCCGCACGGGCGCCAGCTCCCCCTATCCCCCCCAGGGGGAGCTGGCCCGGACTCCCTCCCCGGTTACCCGCGCAGCCTCAGGCCGTGCTGCTGCGCGGGGCCGGGGAGGGGCACAAGCTCCGGCCGGGGCCGCGCTTGATGCAGACAGCGCGGTCTTGGCCGGGTCCACCTACACCATCACCCTCCCGGCCGGGCTGAAGCTCCTGAGCCTGAACGACCGGCTGCACTGGCGGGAACGCAACAGCCGCGCCCAGGAGCTCAAGAGGGCCGCGTGGGTCATGGCCCTGAACGCCAGGGTGCCGCAGCTCGATCGCGTCTCCGTCGTCGTGGAGTACCAGCCCCCCGACCGCAGGCACCGCGACGCGGACAACATCTCACCGGCGGGGAAAGCGGCCCTGGATGGCATCGTGGCCGCCCGGTGCCTGCCTGGCGACGACTCGCGGCATGTCGCCGGAGTCCGCTGCATCATCGGGGAGCCGTTCCCGAAAGGGCGGCTGGTCCTGCACCTCACCGAGACGCCGGGAGGCGAAGCATGAGCCCCGGCAAGGTCGAGAGGTGCGAGTGCGGCCATGAGCCGCCCTGCGAGACGCGCACGTTCGAGGACGCTGGACGCCAGGACTCAAGCGGCAGGAAGGCCGCGGAGGACTACCGGGACGAGCTGTTCGACCGCGGCCACTTCCCCGACCTTCAGGCACCGCGCAAGGGCAGCTACCGGGTCGTCCCCGGCTACGTCTCCGCGGGCGGCGCCAGGTACGGGCAGGGCGCGAATGCGGGACCGGGAGTGATTGCCCGGTGACCACAGAACAGGTCGCACCCGGCGTGAGCGCGCTCCTGGCCGCCTGCCAGCCGGGCGCCCCGCGGATCCTCATTGCCCGCACCGGTGAGCGCAGCGGCTACCTCATCGCTGTCATGCCCCCGGAGGGGCCGTACGTCAGCGGTGCGCGGCTGCTTGTCGGGGACGTGCACCGCATCAGCCCCGGCGGGGATCCGGAGAAGTGGAGGGCCTGGCTCTGGCCGGAGGCGGGTGGCGGCATGCACGTCACCCGGACCTGCGAGGCGGTTGATGCCGGGGACCTGAAGCGGCTGGGTGAGCGGCTCCAGAAGCGGGCGGACAAGGACGGCCCCTGGTGGGCCGGTGAGGCAACGTGAGCGACCTGACCGCAGTCTCCCTGTTCGCCGGCATCGGCGGTATCGATCTCGCACTCAAGCGGGCCGGGGTAAACGTCGTGGCCGCCGTGGAGATCGACCCGGAGTGCCGCGGTGTCCTCGCCCGCCACTTCCCGTACACGGCACTGTTCAACGACGTCACGGAGGTCACTGGTGACCAGCTCATCGCAGCAGGCTTTGTTCCCGGACGAGGAATCCTCGCCGGGGGGTCACCCTGCCAGGACCTCTCAATCGCTGGCCGCCGCACGGGCCTGGGCGGAGCACGTTCAGGACTCTTCTGGCACATCATGCGGCTCGCTGACGAGCTGCGCCCACGCTGGCTCCTATTTGAGAACGTGCCGGGCCTGCTCTCGGCCGTCTGCTCGTGCTCCGGGGACGAAACCTGCCTGGTCAGTGGACGCGCTGTTCGGTGCGGACGATGGGAAAAACGAGACGGGGAGCGAGTCTTCATCCCCCATGTCTCCCACGTTCCCGAGGGCGGCGCCTGCCCTGGCGGCTGCATGGGACTCCACGGAGGAGCCATGGGTACCGTCCTCGGGGCGGTGGGGAAACGCTGGGATGGGGTCGCCTACAGAGTTCTGGACTCTCAGTTTTTCGGCGTCCCCCAGCGCCGCAGTCGCGTCTTCATTGCCGGATGTCTTGGAGACCGGGCCGCACCTGTCCGGGTACTCCTTGAGCCCGAAGGCGGCGAGGGGAATCCTGCGGCGCGCGGCCCGGCGGGGCAGGGAGATCCCCGGCACGCTCAGGGTGGCGCTGGAGACTCTCGCACAGTCGGAACCCTCGGCGGTGTCGGGCCTGGCGGCGGATGGCGGCTCGGGGCCGACGAGGCCGCCGCCGGACAGCTTGTCGTCTCAACCCTCCAGGGGGGCGGACGTCGCGGCCACCGGGTAGACGCGGAAGGGGCGGCGGGGGGGCACCTGGTGGCAATCCCCGTGGCGCTGCGCGGCCGGGATTCCGGGAGCCAGATCGAGGCAGGCGAGGCAGGCGAGGCAGGCGAGGCAGCGTACACCGTCCGGGCGTCAACAGGCGGTTCCTCGCACGCGATGGTGGCGACCTTCGGAAGTGAGGGCGTGGACCACGCCCTCACTTCCGAAGGTGCGGACGCCTCAGAGGACGGGACGGGGCGCGGAACGCCGATCGTCGCCTACGCGCTTACGAGCCGCAACGACCGCAACGACCGTGAAGAAAACTGGGTTGTCGCGCCGGAGTCAATCCCCGATGACGCGCCTATGGCATTCAACCCGCAGTCGGGCGGCTCCAAAGCCCGGCTCGGCTACGGCCCGATGCCGACCGCGCTCCAGGCAAACCAGGTAACCGGCGTCAGCACCGGGACCGCCGTCCGCCGTCTCTCCCCCCGCGAGTGCGAGCGCCTCCAGGGGCTTCCCGACGACTGGACCCGATGGCTCGCTGATGGCTCCGAGCAGTCCGACTCGGCCCGCTACCGGGAGATCGGGAACAGTGTGGCCGTTCCCGTCGTGGAGTGGATCATGCGCCGGATCGTGGCCGTAGAGGCCCGTCTCGTCGCTGCAAGGGGTGCCGCATGATGCCCTCCCCGGTACCGGAGACACCGCCCGTCTGCCTGTGCAGTCACGGCAAGATCCGCCATCCTCCGGGCTGGTGCATCCTCCGGGCGTGCGGGTGCGGGGTGTTCCGTCTCGATCCGAAGGCGACGGCAGCGGCTAAGAGAGCGCAGCGACGAGGAAGGCCGGCTAGCTGATGGGGACGAGCGGTTCAGGTGCCGTCCGGGAGACCGGGCGGCGTTCGCGTGCGCGGGGGAGGTCAGGACCGCGGACGACGGCGCCGCGGCTTGCGGGCGGGCTCATGGCCGAGCCTGCGCATCTCGGGCACCGTGATCCGGCTGATGACGGACCGGTCCATGTACTTCTCCGTCAGTTCCTCGAGGTCGTCCGGGCCGAGGTCGGGCCGTTCGATGCGCGCCCGCACGAACAGGTCTTTGACCCGCTCGTGATCGGCTTCGGCCTGCGCGGTGCTGGCGCGGGCCGCCTTCACCGCTGCTACCAGTTCATCCACCACGTCGTCCACGTCCTCATCATCGGTGACCCGGCAACACGATGCCAAGTCATGCGTGACGCCAATCTTATCAGGCATTACCTAAGATCGCGATAACTCCACATGACCATTTGACATGATCTAGAGTCATGATAACTTGAACGAACTTCGCCGGATTACCCTCCCGGCTTCGCAGGAACCGCATGTCAACCACTGGCACCACGTACAGGAAGGCGGCGCTCAGTGCCCGTCCGTCCGCATCCCCGTAGCACCGATCAGCGGGGAGAGTGCAGCCGAAGGCTGGGTCGCGGAACGATTCCGCACCCAGTCGCGGAACGATTCCGCACCCAGTCGCGGAACGGCCGGGGTTACTGGCGCCGGATTCCGGATTTTTGCGGGCAAAGCACTGGCAAAGTCGCCGCCCGGCGGGCCGTGTTATGGCCCGGATTCGCTCGCTCAAGCCGTCGATCTGGACCGATGAGAAGTTCATCGCGCTGTCCATGAGCGCCCGTCTGCTCGTCATCGGGATGATCTCCCACGCCGACGACGAGGGACGGCTGTTCGCCTCCACGGCGAAGCTCGCGGGGGACATTTTCCCCGCCGACGACCTCAAGCCCGCGGCGATACGGGCATGGCGCGACGAGGCGCACGACATCGGGTTTCTCGTCGTCTACCAGGTCAGGGGCATTGAGTACGCCTACTTCCCCAACTGGTCCAAGCATCAGCGCATCTCCAAGCCGCAGCCGAGCATCCTCCCGGAACCGCCTCTACCAGTGGAGTCATTCCTGGACGAGTCGCGGAACGATTCCGCACCCAGTCGCGGAACGATTCCGCACCCAGTCGCGGAACGGGAGCGGAACGGCTCCGCAGGCGACCGTGATCCTCGCGCGCGGGCGGTTGGAGACAGGAGACAGGAGACAGGAGTTCCGCCTACGGCGGACGCGGGCAAGCCGCGTCGGCCCGATCCTCTCGCTGAGCCTGAGCGAGCGAAAAACGTCGGCGATGTCGTCGGTGCCTTCATCGACGGGGCCACCGCATCGGGACAGCCTCGTCCTAGCTCCAGCATCGTCGCCCGCGTCGGCAAGCAGGCTCGGCAACTGCTGGCCGAAGGCTGCGACGCGGAAACGCTCATCAAGGCGGCGCACACCATGGGCGGCGGCGAGTGGCACGACCTTGCCGTCCAGGTGCGCAAGGACGCCGCAGCCGCAGCCGGTCATGTGCCGAAGCGCGGCCACCAGCCATACCGGAACCCAGCCGACGACTCGGTCTACGAGGGGACACTCTGATGACCACCCCCGAGCTCTACGACGTCTCGACCCGCGAGGGATTCCTCCGCAGGGCCGTCGAGACGACCGACAAGCGCATCCCGCCGCGGTTCCGCGAGGCCACCGCCACCCACCCCGACGTCATCGCCTGGTGCGAGGCGTTCGGCCCGGACTCCCCGTCGCTGCTGATCCTCGGCCCGACCGGGACAGGCAAGACCCATCAGGCGCTCGGTGCGATCCGCACCCTCGCCGCCGCGGGCATCACCGTCGGCTGGCACGCGGACACTGCGGCCGGGCTGTTCGCGAGCCTTCGGCCCCGCGAGGGCACAGACACCGAAGCGGAGTTCCGCAAGGTCGCCGCGGTTCAGCTGCTGCTGCTCGACGACCTCGGCGCCGGCAAGTCCAGCGAATGGACCGAGGAGATCCTCTACCGGCTGGTCAACGACCGCTACCAGGCGATGCTGCCTGGCCTGTTCACCTCGAACGTGCCGCTTGCGGACCTCCGCGCGGCGCTCGGCGACCGGGTTGCCTCCCGCCTCTCGGCGATGTGCCGGAAGCCGATCGTCCTCGGCGGCCAGGACCGCAGGAGGGCGGCACGATGACCGCGGCACTGGCGCTTGAGATGCCCGGCAACTCCCCGCTGCCGCTGCGGCCCTACCAGTCGCAGGCCCTGGACGCCATCGGCGCCGCTCATGCCCGCGGCGTCACCCGCCAGCTCGTCGTCCTGCCCACCGGGGGCGGCAAGACCGTTGTCTTCGCCCACCTGGTGAGCCGCCGCCCCGGCCGCGCGCTGGTCCTGGCCCACCGGGACGAGCTGATCTCGCAGGCCGCGTCCAAGCTGGCGCTCGTCGGCGGCTCGCTGGACATCGGGATCGTCAAGGCACGGCAGGACGAGCACGACGCCCGCGTTGTCGTCGCCTCGGTGCAGACCCTGGCCCGGCCCGGCCGGGTGGCACGGCTCGGGAAGTTCTCCACGGTCATCGTGGACGAGGCCCACCACGCGGTCGCCAGCACCTACCTGGACATCCTCGCCGAGCTCGGGTGCATGGACGCGGGCGGCCCGCTGACGGTCGGCTTTACCGCCACCGCGGGCCGCAGCGACAAGGTCGGGCTCCGCGCGGCGTGGTCCGAGATCACCTACCAGCGCGGCATCGTCCAGATGATCGCCGAGGGCTACCTGTGCGATGTCCGGGCCGTCCAGATCGGAACGGACTTCGACCTCGGCAACGTCCAGGTCCGCGCGGGCGACTACACGGATTCCTCGATCGGCGCCGAGCTGGAGCGCTCCGACGCGCTGAACGCCGCGGCGAAGGCGTACGCCGAGTACGCGAAGGGCCGCCTCGGGGTCGCGTTCACGCCGACGATCGCCACCGCGCACGCCCTCGCGGAGAAGCTGAGGGCCACGGGAATCCCGGCCGAAGCGGTCGACGGGACGATGCACACCGACGACCGCCGCGGCGTCCTGGCCCGGCTGCACCGCGGGGAGACGCGGGTGGTCACGAACTGCGCCGTGCTCACCGAGGGCTGGGACGAGCCGGCCGTGTCGTGCGCGCTGATGCTGCGGCCGACCAAATCAGCGCCGCTGTTCGTCCAGATGGCCGGCCGGGTACTGCGCCCGTTCGTCGGCAAGCTCAACGGCCAGCCGTACGCCAAGGATGACGCGCTGATCCTCGACGTGACCGGCGCGTCCGATCTCGGGCTCGCGACGATCGCGAACCTGGCCGGCCTGCCTCCCGGCTCGGTCAAGAAGGGGCAGTCCCTGCTCGACGCGGCCGAGGAGCAGGCCGGCACCGAGAGGCAGAAGATCGCCGTCGCCGCGGCCCGGACCAGGCACGTCGACCTCCTGCGTCGCAGCGACCTGCGCTGGCTGGAGGCCGAAGGGTCGTGGGTGCTCCCTGCGGGCGCCGATCAGACGATGATCCTGGTCCCGGTTCCGGGTGACGGCCTGGACGACTCCTGGAATGTGTACCGCTGCGCGAAGGGCCGCCTGCCGCTGCTGGAATCCGGTAAGCCGCTCACCCTGGACTGGGCCCGCGGCGTCGGCGAGGAAGTCGCCCGAGCGAATGGCGGGGTCCTGTCGCAGGCCAAGGCCGCATGGCGGGACAGGCCGCCGACCCCGGCGCAGACCGGCGCCCTGGAGCGCATGGGCTACGCGGACAAGCTCGCGGGCCTGACCCGCGGCGGCGCGGCCGACCTGATGACCGCGCATTACGCGGCGAAAGACATCCGCAAGCTACGGAAGGCGCCGCGATGAGCGACGACGACTTCGCTGACATGCCCCGCGACATCGAGGCCGAGCAGGCCGCGCTCGGCTCGATGATCCTTTCTCCGGCCGCTCTCGCGGAATGCCTGGAGATTCTCGGCCCGGACGACATGGTCCGCCCGGCGCATAAGGAAATCCTCGCGGCCATCACCGCCCTGGCCGCCCGCGGCGTGGACGCCGACGCGATCACGCTCAAGGCCGAGCTCGAACGGCGGGGGACGATCGGCAAGGTCGGCCGCGCGGACTACCTGCACACCCTGATCGCCGCCGTGCCGTCCCCGGCGATGGCCGCGCATTACGCCGGGCGGGTCCGCGAGTGCGCGGTCCGGTGGCGGATCGCCGAGGCCAGCGAGCGCATCAAGCAGGCCGCGCTCGCCGGGTCCGCCGACCTGGCCGAGCGGATCGACCGGGTGTACCGGATCATCGACGAGGCCGCGGGGATCGCCGCACCGCAGGGCGCCCTCAGCCTCGCGGACCTGATCGGCCCGTTCCTCACCAGGCTGGAGAAGGGCCCGGAGGAAGTCCGGGCCGTCAGGTCCGGATGGTCAGACCTCGACAATCTCGTACCCGGCTTCCGTCCCGGCGAGATGGTCACCGTGGGCGGCCGGCCGTCGATGGGCAAGTCGGTGGTGATGCTGAACATCGCCGTCCGCGCTGGCGTCACGTTCGGCCGCCCGGTCCTGGTGTGCACCATGGAAATGTCCGCAGACGAGTGCATCGAGCGCATCCTGGCCTTCCAGGCCACCGTCGACCTGCGGAAGATCCGTGCCCGGCTGCTGGACGAGCCCGACTGGGACCGCATCGCCGCGGTGCACCCGCACCTGACTGCCGCGGGGAACCTGATGATCGATGACAACCCGTACATGAGCGTGCAGTCCATCCGCTCCAACCTGCGGGCGATGGCCAGGGCCGGTCACCCGGCCGAGCTTGTCGTCGTTGACTACCTCGGGCTGATGGGCAAGCAGAAGGGGAAGGCCGAGAGCCGCGAGCGGGAGGTGTCGGAGTTCTCCCGGGGGATCAAGCTGCTGGCCAAGGAGTTCAAGGTGCCGGTCATCGTCGGCAGTCAGCTCAACCGCGGACCCGAGATGCGCTCGGATCACCGTCCGCTGCCCGCGGACCTGCGCGACTCGGGCTCGGTTGAACAAGACTCGGACATCGTGATCCTGCTGTACCGCGAGGACGTGTACGAGCAGGAGACCGCCCGGGCCGGCGAAATCGACTTGATCGTCGCGAAAAACAGGCAGGGGGCGCTCGGCACGGCAACGCTCGCGTTCCGCGGCCACTTCGCCATGTGCGGCGAGATGTACAACCCCGAGCAGGACGAGCAGCAGGGCCGGGGGCAGGTCGCATGACATCGGGTGCATGCTTCTGCGGCTCGGCGGACGTCCGCCTGTATGCCGTTGGCTACCGCTGCGGCAACCACACTCCCGCGAAGCTGGCGGGGAGCCCCCGAGCCGGACTCGCAACGCTACTGCGCCCCGCTCCGCTGCTATTGCGGCCGGTGCCCATCGTGGACGCCGGACACCGCGTACGCGATCGGGGAGACGGTTGTGGATATCCGCCACGTCGCGTCCGGCAAGCGCCGTTCGGGCCTGACGGAGTACCGCAACGCTCAGGCGAACACCCGCAAGCCGGGTGCCGCGTGATCCCCGCAACCCGCGTCTACACCGACCCCGGAGACCGGTTTACGGGCCGCTACGACCCCCCTCGCCGCTGCGTCGTCCTAACCCAGTGGGGACCGCGCCGACACCGTGAGCCTTCCGTCTGCACCTGGCTCAGGCCGCCGAGGTCAGCGTCCGGACCCCGGAATGTCCATGTCCGCTACGACGACGGCAGCGAGACCGTGATCCCTTTCCCGCGGCGACTGCGCCGCACCGCGTGACCACCACCCACCAAGGAGACCGACCATGGCAATAGACCGCAAATACGGGCGCGTGACGCTGGAGCACGGCGCTCACATCCCCGACGACGAGCCCGTCGTGGTGTTCCGCGCAAGGGACAAGCTGCTGCCCAAGGTGCTCGCCTACTACCGGCTGTTCTGCTGGAAGGCGGGCAGCCCGCGACGGCACCTGGAGCTGATTGACGGCTCGATGGAGGCCGTGGAGCTGGAGCTGATTGACGGCTCGATGGAGGCCGTGGAGCGCTACCAGCAGGAGCATGCACCGGTCACGCCGACGAGCGAGACGAGCCGCGCGTGGATGGACGACGGGGGTGCGGCCTGATGAGCACCAC